AAGTAATCAGCACCATGTAATCTTTTTAAATCCTCCTCTAGGAGCCCTGATGCTCTAGACATCAATTTCAAAATAACAGTTTGATTCCATAAGTCATCAAAGCCTGTGCCCATAGCTCGTAATTCAGCATCAATTTTTAAAATTTGTGTACCTGTCATTTGGGTGAAATCAAGTTTCACCTCATTTAAAAACGTCCCATCGAAATCGATAGGACGCTTAATAGGCACAATGATAATTTCTGGATTCTTGTTTTCAGTTTCATTTTCTCCAACTTGAACAAGTACCTCGTTTACAATTTCTTTTTCCTGATTTTGATTAAGTGTTTGTTCTTCAGCATTTTGCTTTTCGATTTTCATTATTAATCTCCCCTATCAATATCTTTTTTACATTCCTAATGCTGCACGTAATTTTTCCATGTAGTCAACTTCTCCCACACGGTAGATGTAATTTAATTTATCAATCTCAACCAACGTTTTTCCGTTGTACTCCATTTTTATATATAAAATCTCAATTTCTGATGATCCCTCATATGGAGAACCCTTTGCTGCTTTTCCTAGATCGTTATTTATTGGCAACCCACGCATACGGTTAACACTGAATTCATGCTCACCTTTAGCTCCATCATATTCTTGGTTCGCTAATCGGAAATCCAGCTTAATCGCCTTCGGTTTTAGGAATTCTAATAATTCATTATTAATCATTCGCCAGTTTATAGTGGCTTTCATCGATTCCAAGTGGCTAAAGTTGGGAGAATCATATTCCCCCATTACTCCGCCTCCACTTACAGTTTCTGTTTTTGGGTTAAATGATGGTAATTGTAAATCAGCTACTCCCTTTAATTCAGGGCTGCCATTCGCGTATGCTCTAAAATCATTTAATTTCTCAGGGATTTTTGACATTAAATTATGCCCCTTTCTTAGTTAAAAATAGTTTCATAGTATGACGTATCCACTTGTAAAATATTTTCGATTTCTTGCGCTGGTGTTGGCTCAGCAACAAAATATCGGAAAACCACTTTACCATTTAGTAATTGGTCATTTGGATTATCTTCTGCGCGGGCTTCTACTCTTCCACCAATAATTGCTCCATCACCTTGTAAACCATTCATCCACATGTTCATTTCGTCTACAATCTCATCAATCAAGCGTCTGCGGATTGGGCCATCTACTTTCTCCCAAGTTTTCAACACAATCGAGTTACCAATGAAATTATGCATTATACGTGTTGCGTGGAATTTGTCTTTCACGTCAGTTACATCTGGGTAAGCCGCTGTGTAATTTCCCCAGGTTACAAATCCATTCACGAAATTTAATGCTGTTACAATCCCTTGATCATTTAAAATCTCTGCCTGATTTGGTTCTAGTTCAACCTCTTCATATTTATTGCCTTTTTTGATAACAATTTTATCAATTGGAATAGGTTTATTTGATGCAGATTCATAGGGATAGTTGTTATTTATCAAGCAAACTTTTAAGACGTTACAAGCAAATAAAGTTGATAGGTGATACACCTTGTCCTTTCTCATACCCAGTGGCCAACAAACTGCTTCGTTTTTACCTGTGTAGCCATTGTCATTTTTCCATTCGAATACATCTGTGAACACTGCAGTTTGCGTTGTATCAACATCTGTTAGGGCTACTGATTTGAAGTACGTATTTATCGAAATTGCTTTTGCTCTCATAACTGCAGCAACATCTGG